ACAATACCTTCAACGGTCGTAGAGGCGGAAGCAGCAGCAGGGTTAGCTGCCCATGTAGGCAATCCACCGGCAACAGTCAAGATTTGATCTGTAGAACCTATACCAAGTCGTTCAGTAACACCCCCGGCACTACGAATAGACAGATCACCGCCGGCATCAGAACCAAAATCAATTTGTGGCGATGTTAGTGTCTTGTTCGTGAGTGTTTCAGTACCAGTTAATGAGACCGCCTTGTCACCAGTAGCAACGTCACCAAGCTTATAGTCATGTGAAGTACTAACAGCCGAGCTATCAATACCCACTTTAGCCTGTAATGCTTCAACGCCATCGTTAGCGTTTGAATGTTGGACAGCATGGTCTAGTGCTGCGGTAGCGTTCTCTAGTAGCTCCGTGCCAGTCGGATTTGTTAGTGTATCAAGTGATTGAGGGAAATTGATTGCCATGTTTATGATTTATTCTGATAGTTCCATGTACTTTTAACTTTGCCAGAGTAAGTAACACCCACCTCGTTGTAAGTCTTACCTGGTTCGTTGTATGTAAAGCCTATTTGTGAGGCGTACTTTTTAATTAAGTTCCAAACGGTAGCCATATTATAGTGGGTTTACTGGTTCTGATTCTAATACCATCTGGTTATCAATCTCTCTCCGGGAAGCGTGAAGTTCAATAAAGCCAATCTTATTACCACCTCTCATTTTGTTGCCTTCGTAGTCTTCGATCCTTTTAGCTAGACTAGTCTCCTTTGATAGCTCTTTAGCAGCAGCATAAACATAAGCGTTGTATAGAGGAATATACTTGTGTAAGTGCTTGGCAAAGCCCGGCTCTTTGGTCGTGTCGGACACTGTGAAGTCCTCTAAGCGGCGTTGGAAGTAAACCTTGATACCAGCCTCACTTTCCTCAACTAAACGCCTGTTATAGTCAGCTACGGGGTACAGCATGAAAGAGTTCTCTAGCTTATCGTAGTATCGTGGGATACCTGCTACGTCTTCAAACTCTGTAAGTGCTTGTCGTTCATCCATTGATAAAACATCAATAGGCAGTAACCGTGTCCAATTACCGTTACTGTCAGCAATCTCGATGGCTTTTATAGTTAGAAACTCGCTATCAAACTCATAATCTGGTTGATTGATAAGAATGTCTGTCGTTCCAATAGGTAGGTCAGTTCTGTTTGAGTCTCCAAAGTCCCACTTCTTACTAGCGTAAAGGCTAAGGGCCACTACGTTCTCCATCGCTTGGTTAGTATTACGGGTTACATCTGCAATAGGGTACGAGATAGAATCCGCACCTGCTTCAAAGTAAGTGTCTTGTACGATTCCCTGTCCTCCTGTTGTGTCGTTAAATTTCATAATTATTTTAGAAGTGGGTTAACTTTCTAATCCCTAGCCCCATAAGGGCCAGAGTTAGAAAACTAGTCGGGTACTACTGCTGTTACAACTGCTCCGATTGCGGAGAATCCATTACCCATCCAACCAATAGTGCTATTGATTTTAGTGAAGTAAGCGATTTGGGTGTCAGTGAACAAGTATTCTTTAGTACCGTCACAATCCTCTGAGTTGATCTCTTCTGCGGAAGCGGAAGGGGTACGAACCTCAAAGTTGGAACTGGCAGAGCCAATAACCATGATTTGATGTCCATTAGGTACTGCTGCAAGTGATGGAAGAACGATAAAATCGTCTGCATCATTTACTACACCAGCAACTACAACTGTTTTAACAAGTGGGCTAACTGAGTTACCTGCTCCCTGTGTTGCTGTTGCAAGTAGGGATTGAGCTTCTAGTCCTAGACCCTTAAGTGTTGGGAATGCTCTGTTTGATATTGCCATAATATTATTTAGTTAATTAATAATGAGTAACTAAGAGTATTAGGCAACCAAGATGTCAAACAAGACAGGAGTAGTTTTTGTCCAAGCCTTGAAAGCGTAGTCAACACGTGACACGATTCCGATACCTGAAACTGCTCCTCCTGATGTAGCTGGCTCGTTGTCAACGATAACTTGACCATATGTTGAACGACAGATACCTAGGTGGAAAGTCTTTTTAACTCCTCCGAATAGGTGACCGGCTGCGTGCTTGTTAGATGAGAAGTGCTGTACTCCCATATAGGTGAATCCCTGTGATGTTCCATCCTTCAAAGCTCCGTCGGCTGTTGAGAAACCTTGTGCTTGAACGTAAGCCTCTAGTTTTTCAAAGTCAGCAGCTCTCCAGATAATAAACGCTCCGTTACGATCCATCAATGCTTCCCCGTCTGCTTCGCGAACTTCTCGCTTCATAGCTCGGATAACGTCATCAATATTGCTTTCTGAAACAGTAATGTTTCCAGCAGCACCTCCGATAGCTGTGTTGTCAAAGTTAGTCCACTGTGCGTGGGCTGCGAGCATAGCAGTTTCGATAGACTCGTTTAGAAGAATACCTTGAGATGATGCAAGTTCCATTTGGTTTACAAAGGTCTGTTGTGCAAGGTCGGCACGGTCAATTAGCTGTGGCAAGATTGAGAATGTAGTAATGTCTACGCTCTCGTCTGTCAAAGTAACGTTCTGGTGTGTGTAAGCTGATCCACGTGTTCCTGACTGTACAACAGCATCAGTGTCGTACGGGTTGTGTAGTACTTTTGTGTCTGTGTAGTCTACTCGACAAACTTCCTTCCACTTGTTGTTATCTGAAAGTCGTTCTTGTAGTTTAGTTTCCCATTCCTGTTGGTATACGATTGTATTTGCCATTTTGGTAGTTGATTATTAGTAAATCAACCAAATGACTACGAATTATAGAATACTCCTGAGCTGCCCTCCTTCTTCATACGAGCGTTAACTACTTTTTGTCGTAGGTCACGTTCTGATGCTGGTGGAAGTTCACCTTTAGCGAGCCAGTAATCGACTTGATCGGTTGCAGACTGTCCAGCTCTCTTTGTTCCCGATGGTGTAGCGGCTTCTGTGGCCTTGAGTTCTCGCATTTCTTTGAGTTCTGCCTGAAAGTACTTACTATCTAAAGTGCTTTCAATGTCTTTACCTGTATCCTTCATAAAGTCATGGGCGAATGAAATCTCGTCTTTTGTTACGAGTCCACTGGCTTTTAAGAAAGCCTTTTCTCCATAACCTAAATCATCTGGTTGTTTGGTTGTTTTTTTTGTTTGGCTTGCTTTTAGCTCTTTTCGGGCAGTAAAGGCTTCTTTACGCCAGTTTTTAGCTTCTGCTTTCCAATCCTTCTCTTTAGCTTCTTCGGTCTCACCCTCCGACGCTTCTACGATCTCCTCGTTGTCATCCTGCTCTACGTCAGGAGTTAATTCATCGTTTGCCATAGTGATGGTCTAGTAGTTAAGTGGGTGTTTGTCAGAGTCCCACATCTCGAATAATAATATTATACCACGCCTACTTGAAATATAAAGTAACGTCAAGAGCTGTACCAGCGATAGTCGCGTACAAACCGTTAACGAAACTAGTATCCCCAAGTTCGTGATATCCAATAGCCGGTGTGATCGTGTTGTTCATTAGGATATTAGTATCAACTCCACCAGTCATCGTGGCTGCTCCCCATGCTGAGTTAGCACCTGTTTCGGTAGTTGCTATAGCATTACTTGCAGTTCCAAGACTGATTGCCTCGATAACCTGCGTTGTAGCTGCGTTTGTTGTAGCGATAACAGATGTATGTGCTTCTGTACCATAGCTATATGTTGTTCCTTCTCCTGCTGTACCGTTAATAGCTGACTTAATGTTATCCAAAGAAGCGGCTGCACTTGCTCCGATCAATACCTCGTAAGTAGCTGACGATAAAGCCGTAACCATTGTATATACAGTATTTCCAACTGTAACCGTTTCAGTATCAGAGAATACACCTGATGCTGTAATTGTTTGGGTAGCCTTAACACCGGCACTCGCTGTTCCACTTGTCCCATCGTTTAGCTTAATTGTTCCTGCGTTTGTTGAGTTGATGTACATACCAACCAACATACCTGTACCCGTCTTTACCGCTGCTGATGCGGTTATGTTTGCGTAGTTTGACATTATAGTGCTTCGTTTACTGAATCTTCGGTAGCCTCTGCTTCCTCTTTCTTGAGTTTAGCAATTTCCCTTAATCCAGACTCTAATAATTGAATACCCTGAAAAAGACCTCGCAAGTCTTCCCCAAGCTCTTCATTCGTCACTTTACCCTGGCTGGCCAAGGCAGCGAGTGACAATGCTCCATTCTTTAATGGATCGGATGGTTTTCCTTTTCGTAGTGTTCCGTTCTCGTAAATAGATGCGAGTAACACTTTACGCACCGCTTCAACTAGAACCTCGTCATTGTTGAAATTGATTAATTTGTCCTTTTCGATATCAGTTAAGAAATCCATATATTATTGATTAGCTTGTAACTCTTGTTTTGATACTGGTGACTCTAGTTTCTTGGCTTCCGTAGCCACCTCTGCGTTCATTATAGGCGTGAAGTCTATTGGGTTCATACCGCTTTCTTCTAGCAACTGATTGTATAGCTTCCCTAGACCTGGAATCTGTGCAAATGCCTGTGGGTTCTGTAATACATTGCTAATCAATCGTGACAGTTTATCTGCCTCACGTGCCATGTTCTTTTGCTTACCCTTGATGTTGATGAAAACAGACATTGGAATGTCCTCAATCTCACCCTCAATAACTTCAAAGAACTTACGGCTACCACCTTGTACAAACTCCTGTTTGATAAGCTCAATCATCTGTTCCTTGTCCTCTTTATTGATGATGTTGCCGTCTAGGATCATCGCTTTGATCTTCTTTGATGCTTCGTTACGTGCGATTTGATCTCCAATCTCCATCATTTCGTCCAGAGTAAGC